GAGGAAGCAGCAGCAGTGGCAGAGTTGCTTGCATTGGTTGCAGAAGTAGAAGCAGCAGATGCAGAACTGCCAGCACTTGTTGCAGATGCTGAAGCATTAGAAGCTGAAGTACTAGCAGCACTGGCTGAAGCAGCAGCATTGGTTGCGGATACACTAGCATCATAAGCTAAATAACCCGCATTCGTAGCTTGAGTAACAGCAATATCTTTAGCAGCTGTTGCAGTTGCAGCAGCAGTTTCAGCATTAGTTTCAGCAGTCTCTGCGTTAGTCTCTGCTGTCTCTGCATTTGTTTCAGCTAATTCTGCGTTAGCCTCTGCTATTTGAGCAGCATCTCTTGCAGCTTCAGCAGCAGCTTGTGCAGCTAATGCTTCATTCTTAGCTTGAACAGTTATAATTGCTTCACTTGAAGAATCAGCTACTGCGTCACCAGCTCCACCTGCACCACGATAAATTGCCATTTAAACTTCCTTTAATTGTTTTTTCGTTGTTAAAGGTTTCTTTAATACTGGTTGTTCTTTTTCTTCTATTACTTCTGTGTACTCAGGGTGCTTACGCATTGTTTGAATGTCATGCTCTGAAGTAAACTCAAATATATTACCAGTTGCTGTATCTTTAAACCTAGCCATTGAAACTCCTTGTCTTTATTAAAGACTCCGTAGAGCCCTTAAGAAAGACCCCTCCGAAGAGGGATCAATCATTCAGCTATTAAGCTGGTACAGCCAATGCTACTGCAGCACCGTCACGAAGTTCTTTAACACCGAACAATGTGTCAGCTGTGAACAATGTACCTAAGTACTCTTGTTTGTACTGAGTCTGAGTACGTACACCCATTTGCTCAGCAAGAACTGCGAAGTCCTTGTGACCTAACAAGCAGATACGATCGCCATCAGTTGCAGCGTCAGCGTTGCTAGTTACGAATACTGGAATACCGTAAACGTTACCAACTTCACCGTTGCGGATTGTGTTGCTTGAACCAGCGTCACCAACGAAAGCTTGCTCAGTGAAACGTGCAATACCCATCAAAGTGTTACGTGTTGATGGAGGAACGATTAAGAAGCGACCGTCCATTGGTACGTCAGCGTCATCCAAACGTTGGATAGAACGGCGGATAGCTGCGTCAGTCAAAGCACCTGCAGTACCTGTGTAAGCAGTTGTACCGTCAGCACCTGAATAAGCACCAGTGTAAGCAGCAGTACCGTCACCACCGTTAACACCACGACCTAATTGCAATAGCAATGAGTCTACTTTACGAGCCAAAGCGTAGCCAGCGTCATCAGTGTAGAACTGACGCATAGAAGCAAGAGCTTGTGCTTCAACGATGTCTTCGATAAGGATAGAGTATTCCCAATGTTGATCGATGTTAACGATAACTTCAGTTGCTGTATCTGTATTCAAAGTAACTTCTGTTGAAGCTGCTTTAGCGTTTGCTGATCCACGACCCGGTTTAGGGATGTGTAGTGAATCACCTTTCTTACCTTTGAAAGACAACTTCTTGATAAGGTTTGCAGCGATCAAGTTTGATTTATAGGTTGCAACTACCTCGTCACTCCAGATTTCTGGAATAAACTTAGCACCGGTTGTAATTGTTTGATGATTTGTTCCTAAAGCCATTTTTTAATTCTCCTAATTATTAATAAAGTACTAACCTCGCACTCTACCTTCAGCATAAGCCTGACGAATCTCAGGTTCTAAATCTAGGTATCTTGCTCGATCAGTTTGCATTAAACGTAAAATATCTGATCTACGGAATATCTTTTGAGACGTTTCGCCCGAACCACCGGATTGCACCGATGCAGCTTTGATTGTTTGTTTACGTTGCTTAGTCTCTGCGTTGACTAGCTCTTCAGCAGCAGCTTGTGACTTTTGCTGTGATACACCTCTAAGAGCTTTGTAAGTACTTAAAAGTTCATCAGCTGAATCAACATCATAGTTCTGTGCAGCAGCAAACAAATTCAATCTAACCTTAGAAGCTTTAACCCACTCACCGAAGTCAGCTGAGTTTGCTACGTCTAGGTAATCAGGATGCTTTTGTGAGAGAGCTTGCAAAGACTGTGCTACTCTGTTTTGCTCTGCTTGTTCTCTTAACTGTTTAAGAATAGGGTTATTCTCTACAGCCTGATTGATTGCTTTATTCGGATCTTCAAAGAAATCCACTTCTTCAACACTTGTCTCTGGCTCAACTTTCTTAGTGCCGATTTGCTGTTTGATTAAGTCATCTGCAAGTTTACGAACTTCACCTACTTCTTGTGCCTGTCTGCCAATTAGCTTTTCAGCCTCTTGGTGCATCTTAACAATCTCTTCTAGAGACTTGCCTCGATACTTGTCAGGAATGGTAGATTCCGGTTCTTGTACTTCTTCAAGGTTGTCTTGTGTGTCAAGGTCTTGTTCGTTGTCTAAATCTTGCGGTTGATTGTCATCTTCCAGATCGTATAGTTCAGCCATATTGTATCTCCTGTCGCTCAGCGATTTTAGGACTAATTAAAAAATAGCTCGGCAGTCAAGTGCGTCTGCTTGTGAGCCTCTTACTAACCGTTTTGCTTCCTCTCCAGTGCCAGCTTCTCAGCTCTCACTCTATTCCACCGGTCATAACTCGATGGATGGTCTCCACTAAACGGCTCCAAGTAGACACCGCATGCAGAGAGTATCTTCTGTGCATCGGCTCCACATTCACCACACTCAACAACTTTTACCGTTTCATCAACGAATCGTTCAGTGACGTGTGAATCTTTACATTTGAACTCAAATAAGCGTCTACTCACTCTCAGACTCCTCTTGGAGTTGGTCGTATACCTCTCGGCTTGAGTCCTCTAGGCTCAGTAACCAATCCATGATTGATACTTCACCCTTCTTAAAGAACAAGGATTCTATTGTGTCCGCACCCTTGAGTGTGTCCGTAGATTCCTTCATTTCTTTAACATCTTCTATTAGCTGTTTCCAGCCTTTTGAAGAACACATTGAAAAGCGTTCCTCGTAATATTCTTGTAATTCTCGATCCATGTAACTTTTTCCTTGACAGGGAGTTAAAACTATGGTAGTATACTTATATTATAACACAACTTTTACAAAAAGTCAAGCATTATTTTAATTTATTTGCCATTTGTACCATTGCAATACGCTCATTTGAGGCAGAATCCTGCTCTTTTAGGGCTAAAGTTGCAATATCTTTACGCATTTGGAACTCAGCTGGTACCTGATTGCTAGGTTTCATAGCTGACATTGCCTTAATTTGTAAATTAGGTACCACAGCTTGTGCCTCTTGGATCGCTTTAGCAGCGTTTGCTTGGGCTTGTTCAGCTTCGGCTTGGGCACGGGCTGCCTCTGCCTCTGTTCGTGCCACCAAGGCTGCTTGTTGAGCTAATTCAAGCTGCATTTTCTGTTGTTGTAACTGCTGTTGTTGTGGATCAGGTTCTGACATCTGTTTTAAAGCTGCTACAATGTCTTCTCTGTTAGATAAACTAGATGATTTAACGATACCTTGGAGCAATACAGGAGTAATAGGACTATTTCCTAGTGTCTGCATCAAACCAACCATCTGTTGTTGTTCATATTCACGAGCAACCATACCTAAAGTAGACAAACAGATAAACTTAAAGTCTTGAACTGGGTATCTTTCAGGATCAAACTGCATGAATCTCCAAGCTGACTTTTGAATCAAAGGCATTAAGAAGTCTTCTTGGAAGTTGATTAAAGTACGTTTGTTCTTCTTCATCAAACCTGACAAAGCCATCGACAAACCAGCACCTGATGCTTCACCACCTGCTACTTGACCCGGCATAGCAGCTGAATCCATGGTACCGGTAGCTTGTAAAAGCATAGATTGGAATGTAGAAGCAGTCTGCATGTTAGCAGGGTCTGTATTGCCAAACTTAAACGGCATCATAATCTCATTAGGATTACCGTTAACTAATAGGTTCTTACCTGCTTTAACTTCATACTTAGCACCACGAGGAAGACGTGTCGCATCCATAGCCATCATAGGTGCTGTAGTCAATGCTAGAGAATCTAGGTGAGAACGGATCTGAGCATCAATAGCTTTCTGCATATTGTAGCCCTTCTCAGCTGTACCACGACCCCAGAAGCGTCCCGGCATAGTATCTGCTTGATAAGCTACTACAGGACGATCCTTCATCATGTATGGTGACTCTTCAGCCTTTAGCAAGTACTGGTCATCAGCAATAACAATGATAGCTTCTACTAGGTCTTGATAGTCATCAGCTTCACCAGTGAAGATGTCTGTAATCTCTTCTACACCGTTTAGATATTCACGAGGAACTTTACCATAGTAACGAACAACACGTACTTTACCATCACGATAAACTACATCTTCTTGTGTACGTTCGATGTCCATTGTGTCGTAAGAAGCTTGGATGTCTACCTTACGATAGATACCCTTCATCATACCTTCAACGATTGTATGTAAAGACATGTACTCTTCGATAGCTACACCAAGAGAATCTTCTAC